CTCCTGCTTGTTGTGTAACAGTAAATATTGCACTCGCTGTTGATGGAGGAGGATTTCCTGCTGCATAATATTCTATTGTAACTTGTGTGCTTGTTGTACTCCATACCAACTCGTAATAATCATTTGAGTTAACTTCAAGTAAATAATTCCAAGAAATAATTGAATGACCGTTAACTCCTCCGTGTTTATTAGGTACTGATGCGTATCCTGCTGAACCTGTTACATCAGTTCCGTTTTTTCGTAGCCAAATAGTAACATCTTGAAGCTGTGTATCCGTGTTTTGTAACTGAACACTAAACTGCAAATTGTAAACTCCCTGATTAGCAAATGTTATTCTTGAATCGCTAACAACTGTAACCTCATTTGATAAGTCCATTGTTCTGAACTTAATAGGATAACCAGTATTTATTGCTGCTGCTGTTTGTGTTTGGTCATCTTGGTATTGAGCATAATAACCTAATGGAGTTGTTACACTCGGCTTGTTTTTTATGTAATCTAAAGCACTCGTATTTGATTGAGTCCAGTCTGATTGAATCTGTGCTGCTGGAATAGTCAAAGTTACTGCTCCTGTCAATCCATTTACAGAAGTAACTGCATCTGTAGCAGGTGAATGTTGCCAAATGCTACCGTTATACATCACCCAATCACCAACTCCATACGTTTGGCTTCCTGACCCTAAATTGATAGTACCTGCGACAGAACAACGATATACATCTCCTGCGTTTCCTGTTCCGTCTGCTAATGTCGGAGTGTTAGTCGTAGCATCCCAAGCACCCTTAAACTCCATAACCGAATTAGGTAACTGCGTAGCTGGAATCTTACCACCTGAATCCAAAGAAGCGTAACCATTCGCCTGTCCTTTTTCTTCTATTGTCTGAATAACATAATTCCCTGCCGATGCTTTGTCTGGAAATTGTAGATTTATTCCGTTTGTATTTACTTCTGAATTATCGAGTGTGCTATCATAACCTCCTGTTTTAAGTCCTAAAACACCATTTGAACCTAAATAAGCATAACTACCTGAATTTTTGTCCTCTGTTCCAATTTCAGTTGGACTAATTAAAGAATAAGCATTTGCACTATCAACAGTTATTGAATTAGTAGTTGTTGATCCATTATCTGTTACATCTTGTAGGTCTTGACTACCTCCTCCGCCACCTCCTGAAAGCTGAACATAATCAGTACCATCCCAATAATAACTGAAATCTGTATCTACTGCAATATAGATAGTCTTTACACTACCCTCCGCAGGAAATTCAGTAATATCATTGAAAGTTAATATCTGTGAGCTTATATTTACGTTTATTGCCATAATACGTTTATTGTTTCATTTGTTGAATACGGAATGCTTACTGTTGTTTGTAGAACATCATCTACATAGATACCTATTAATACATCATCTAAAGTTATTGTTTCAGTATGTCCTGAATTAATGTAACCTTGCTCAATGATATCGTTATCCGTGTTTTTAATGATATACTGTCCGGGTAAGCACGTTTCATAGGTCGTACCATCACAGGCTGTCATCTCGTTTGGTATGATCACATCGAAAGTACCTACCCACCCAGCTAATTTATTCTCAAATCTATCTGTGAAAGGCTCGTTTGTAGGATTAGAATCAAGTTGGTAATTTTCTTGTGCTAATGTACCCCTATTAAGTACGTCATAAAGTCTGTTTAAAACTGCTAATTGAGTGTTTAAGATATCTTGCTCGTTCGTGTTTCCGTAAAACTTATTATTGTTAACCTCGCTTGAAACGTCAACAATATCCATTGCAAAAATAGATATGTTAAACCGCCAAATGTTTTCTTCAAGCGTTGCCGAATTTATCATTATATGACAAAGCGGAAAAATAGTCTGTTTGTTTAAATCAATGTCGAATATGTCTCCAGTTGTAACTGTGTTGACCATTACATCCTGATCCAACTGTATTTTTATCCGTGTTAATATATTGTAGAATCCTTGCATTAAACTTTCAATTTGCTTATTTCAATTTCAGTCTTTTCCTTTTCATATTCCAACCACGTTAAACACTCGTGAAGTTTGAGTCTTGTAATTCTTTCAGATAGGAGGACGTCTCCCTTAGCGAGTTGATAGATTGAATTAAACCAGCCCCATTTTCTCCCAAATTGTGCTTCTCTGCTGTAATCATTTGTTCCGTCTCCGTTGCTAAATAGTCCAGCGTATATTGTAACAATTCGTTGTTTAAAGTCCAAAAAAAAAGCATAGCACCCATAGCAATATCTACTGGAGCAAACTTCATCACTTCGGAATAGTTGTGCGTTCCATTGTACTTCTCTATTTCGTACTTTCCTTTTAAGTCTTTTATAATAGGTCTATACATAACAGCCATAGCCTTGTGCATATCTTTCCAACTGCTGATGTTATTTTCCAAGTCAACATACTCTCCCATTGTTATTTCTTCAATGTTTGGTATAAATCCGAATTCCGTGTTTCCCAACGTGAATCTTAATTGATGTTGTGGCTTCTCCTCAAAGATTTTGTTTAATGTAGCGAATATATCGGTTATGTCGGTTAGCTTCATCATTGCAACATAGTTCATCTTTACATTACAAAATATAGACACCATCTTTTGAATTATGAAATCATTGAGTTCGTGATTTTCTCCCTCGTTGTTTTCTTTAATCTCCAAAAATTCCTGATACTGCCCTATCGTAATCTCTGATAACTTGTCCGGTACAATTAAATCAACCTGCATACTTAAATAACTATTAAATTTAAAATCTGTTGTAATCAATAAACAGCATAACTTCCATAGGACTTGTTTAATCCTAAAGTTTCCATTTCGTGATATCTAAATGCGTCAATTCCGTGATCTGCTCCTGTCGGTTTGTTTAATCGTGTTCCTGACCTATCGGAATCCCAAATATATCCTCTCAACTCTTTAATTAGGTTAGTGCTGTTTGAAGTAACTAAATACTCTTGCTCTTGCATTACTTGAATGCCGTAATTAATCGAATCCTTGCCCTTTGTTACTCCTTTTATCATTATTCCATACCTACGTATCTCTTCAATGCTTTTAGGCTCGGAGGAATCAGCATATACAATTATTCCTTTAGGTAACGCTTTAGCAATATCGGAGTTTAACATTCCTGTTTGATATACTATTTCGTTTGCTATCCTTTGACCGTTGTAGCTGTATATTTCAATGATGGCTGTCGGATCAACTGAATAACCAAAGTCAAGACCTATACCTATTAACTTTGCTTCACTCGGTATTGTGTCTATTATCTTCCAGTTGTTAAAAACTACTCCTTGAAGACTTCCTACTTGACCAAGACCGTAAACATTCCACCAGTTACGCCAGTAGCTTGATGTTTCTACCTTGTCCCTGTTTTTCTCAATCTCTCTTACTATGCTTTCATCAAGTGCCTCATTGTCTTTGTAAGTAAGTATTAAAAAGTCTGTGTCTGCTGTATCTTTTAGTTCGGTGTGTACCCAAAACTCATTTGAGGGGTTAAAGTCTAAATAAACCTCTTTCTTTGTCCTTATGGCTAATTCGTTGTAGCTTTCAAATGTTACGTTGTTACACTCGTTTATGTAAAGTACATCACGCCTTGCTCCTCTTAGTTTACTTGAATCATCTGCACTAAAAAATTCAATGAAGCTACCATTTGCAAATTCGTATTTTAAAAGTGACTTATTGAAACGTTCATCAAAATACCTTCCTGTTTCTTTCATTATTTTTAGGAAGTCTTTTAATGCACCTCTACGCAAATGTGGTATTGATTCAGCCACAACACTAATTTCAGTTAATGGATATGTTGCAGCCTTTGTGATTAGTATTGGAAGGATTCCGTATGTTTTTCCTGCTGATGTTCCTCCTTGAATTATTTTAATCCGTTTTTTTAACCTACTAATCTTCCTAATTGCTGTCGTGATTATCATCTAACTTGAATAGTGGCTGTTCGATGTTCGTTTGTTCAACTTGTTCTTTTAAGTTGTTTAGTCTTTGAGTTATGCTCGGATTATACTGTCCTACCATACCACCAGTAATCTGATCGTCTCGTATTTCTTTCCTTATACGCGAACAGATGGGGATATATTCTGAATATCTTTTATCAATATTTTTAAAATACTGCTCAACTTCTCCTACTTGATCCCAGCAAAATATCTCGAATCCTTCCATTGTTAGAGGTCTTTCGAGTGGTTCTGCTCTTTCTTCAAACTCTTTACCTCCAAATACACTTTTTATTCGTGGGTTTGCTTTTACGTCTTGTTTATACTTTAAGAATAGTTGGTATAATTGTTCTGGACTTTCTAAGTTTCTTGGTCTTCCTACTTTTGCCATTTCATTTCGTGTTTTTCTCGTTACTGAAACAATCTAAAAATTCATCCTCTGTCACTTCTTCTACACACATAAGTTTAGGGTGATCGGTATAGAAGAAAGCAACGTGATAATCTCTGCTCTTAAATTCTTTTACTAATATTTCAGCTATTGTCA